AAGTGTGCCAGTTCATTAGAGGTTCATCAGGGAACTCTCGACCTACAGCATCGGCTGCAGGCTTGGCAGATAGTTTCAAATCCTTTTCGATAGTTACATATGCTTCACGCTCATATTTGCGTAACTCTGCGAGCGTTTCACGCACGCCATAGACTTCAACTTTCATACTCATAGTGTGCAGATACTACTACCGTCTGCGGTTAGCACGCTCAGCCTTCTTGGTTAAGTAATCGAGCATGGCTTGAAGCATCACATCTCCCTCAGCAAGTAAGGCTGATGGTGCAATACCTGTTTCACACGCAAGGAAGGCGACAATCCAGTGTGCGGAATCGTCACCTAGTCGGCTTTTGGGGCTTCGACTTCCTCACGGATTTCAACAGTTGTGACCGTGTTAATCCAATCAGGGTCAAACTTCAAACTTGTTTTGCGTGTGCGGGTTTCGCTATGCCAAGCAAGCCAAGCCAAGTCTGTTAAACGAATCTCTGTTTCAAAGCGTGCAACGCTTCGTGACCATGTGCGCTCGAAGGCTACGAAGTCAGCGAATACCGCATCAACATCAGACTTTGTGCCGTCATTGAACTCAACCATTAAAGCAATTTTCATTGCAGTCTCCTTCTAATTGTTGTTGTTAATAATTACGAAGTGGTCTTTACCAATGTTCCACCAGTAAATGTCAGCGAGGTCATACCAACTTCACCAACACCACCAGAGATTGGTGTGTGACTTGCGAGATATGCGCCAGTGATCGTATATGTAGGATTTGTTGCTGAAGGTGTACCAGCAGACTTGATCGGCTCAAAAGTAATCGTGGTTTGTGTTCCTACTAACGGGAAAATTGTTGCTTCAACATTCGCTGCTGCAAAGTCCTGCATCAGTTCAACGGTGCAAGTGTTGTTCTGCAAACCGCCAACGAACGAACGGTTGCCACCAAATGCTGTTACTTCAACTGACTCGATTTCATAATTGACTTCAACAGAGTTTGACCTGTCTGACAATTCTGTGCCGTTGATTGTGATTCCAACATCTTTAAGAACGATTTGAGCCATGATTATTTATCCTGTTCGCTTGTAACTGACTTTGAAACTTTTGCATTGACTTCTGCGAGGTGTCCTGCTTCGACCAACGCCTCAATGTTACACCCAATAAGCGCATCGCTGTCCACTGTCTTGCCTTTTTCTCCAAGAGCAAACCTGTCGCTTAACACTTTGTAACTTGCCATGTGTTTTTCCTATCCGTGAACTTCAACTTGTAATTGGATAACTAAGAACTGTGCGCCATTAGCGTCAAGACTTGTTATGTCAGCACCTGAGCGTACTATCAAAGTTGAACATACACCACCAAGCGTTTGGTCTGCCTCTATTGCGGCACGGATGCTCTTTGCACCGGAATAGGAAAGATAGTCATCGAGTGCGGCGTGTGCGGTTCGATCTAGCCAGCGACCAACAACAACATAAATAGTCCAGTTCATAACTACATCGCCACCTGAGAACGCTCTGTGGTAATCAACACTGTTGATCTCTGGGTAGGCAAATGGCGGGTTCTCTTGCTCAGGCTGATACGAGAAGGTGCGCAGGCCTGAGATCGTTGCAAGCCTCGCCTGAAGCCCTGTAGCGACTTGCGAAATTGTTGCTGGCATCAGATAGCCCCAAAGACCACATACTGGTTAAGAAGGTCACGCACATCTGGATCAACAGCCCGAACTTGTAGAGCCATATCAGCGAATCCGACAACACCTAGTGCGGCGTTTAGACGGGCGAATTGGCGCATAGCAAGAAGTACGCAGGCCTGAGAAACATCAGCAGGAACAGCGTTCCAACCCCAGAATCCCGTCACCTGACAAGTAGGGAATGAAGGAATAGTGAATAACGGGAATGTTGCACCGCCAACCATACGGGCGTGGACATATGGGTAGCCACGAAGCGAAGCATCTGTTGGTTCAAGGATGTAATCAACACCTTGCGTAAGCGTGGTTGCATATGTGCCGTTTGCTGCAGTGTCAATCTTGATAGTTACCGTGCTGTTTGCTAAATCCTCTGGCATCCTCAATAGGTACTCGTTAATTGGGTAGATATTAATTGCTGTTGATGCTGTCTTATAAAAGAATCTGCCGCAGTAACCATCGATGCGCCTAGATGCAGACTCAATCGCCTTCTCTAATAGCCCGTCATCCACATTGTCTGTAAGGCGCAGAGCAGACTTAACATCTTGCAAGGTGCAGTAACCATTAACGATTGCCATGAGTTATGCCTTGCGCTTTTTCGCTGCCTTTACAACAGCACGCTCTGCTACAGGCTCAACTGATGCCGTTTCGAATTCATCTGTCATATATTTATGATCAAAGTCAAGTTCACGCAACGCCGCATCTACCGCTTTCACACGGTCTTTCAATCCTCTGCGTATATATCCTTCACGCTCGATCAGTAGTGCTTCAATTTGTTTTTTCATATCGCAAATCATACACGGTATAAAAAGAAAGACCGCCAACACCGTTCAAGATGCTGGCGGTCTTTCGGTCTAATCCGAAATGAAATTATCGGCTTTAGAAGGTTGGTGTGACCAATCCAGTTCCGCCAACGAGTGCGAAAGCGTTTGGATAACGGTTAGCAGTGAACGCACTGTAACCATAAACGATCATCTGAACATCGAGTTCAGCACCCTTTGGTTGCTCGAAGCGCAACATCATTGGGGAACCATCGCCTGTTTCCCAGAGGTGTGCTTCTTGCGTGTTACCGATGATGATCACATCCTCGTTCGTGCCAGTTCCGTTGGTTGTGGTCACATTGGCATCGGTGATGACAGGCAAGCCTGCAATGGTGTAGCCAGAGTTGCCATAAACAACAGAGCCTGAACCAGTCGCAAATGCGTTGGTAGGACCATTTGCGGTTGGTACTGCCAATGGTCGCTTTGAATCATCAACTGCTGCAAGGATGTAAGCCAAACGGCGTGGGTGCATCAAGATGAAGTTTGGACCACCGAAATAGTTGGTCTGAATCCTCTGAACACCATCCAAAATCTTTGGATACAGTTCTGCAACTGTTGGTGAAGCGTCAGTGTAGGTGACAACCTGCGTGATCACATTGGTTAGTGATGTTGCGCTAGTCGTTACAAACAACGAATCCAAGTTGGTGTTGTATGCAGAAACGAGGTCTGCCATTACCAGTGAGTCAATTCCGGTGCCACGCTCAAGAGCCTGACGGGAAACATTCTGCTGACCAGCAACGGTGACAACCGAAACATCAAGTTTGGTGTCATCCATGTTGGTTTCAGAAACTGCTGCACCTTCAGTTTGTACTGCGGTGCTTGAACCAGTCGTGACCTTGCTGATGCTGATAACCAATCCCGAATCAGGAAGTTGATGCTTGCGAGCAACATCCAAGAATGGGCGACCTGCACGAGCGAATGGTGCAGCCAAGTCGGTAAGGAATTGTGGAACAACCAAGCCAGCAAAGTTTGCGCTGGTTACATCACGGCGTTCAATCTTTTCCTCGTTCATGTGACGGGCAAGGCGCTCTTTCGCAGCGAAGTCGTTGTTGAACTGTGCGGCATATGCGTCAGCAACAAATGAAACTTCTGACTTTGGTGAGTAGGTGCGAGCCTCAGACTTAACTACGGCTGGTGCAACTGCTGCATCAAACTTCTTTTCCTTGCGGAGTTCTGCAGCCTCGGCTGAACGCTTTTCGAGTTCGCTGTGGGTTGCAATTTGCTCGTCAAGTGAACGCACTTCGTCAAGTGATGCAGCAATTTGTGCATCCTGTTCTGGTGACAGTTCACGGGCTTCTGCCTGTGCTGCTTCAACAATGGCTTCTGCCTTTGCAAGTGCTGCATCACGCTTTTCAATAAGTGATTTACTAAATGACATAATGACCTCCAAGATCATCTGATTTGAATATGTGTTTTCCTTTCAGTGTTAGGAGGTCAGTGACTTATTCAGTCGGCTGTCTAACGGCTGCGAAGTTTCTGCAAAGCAATCTGGTTTTTACGCAGACTCAATGTAGAAACTGACTCAACAGTAACAGGCTCATTTCTTTTGCGCAACTCTGCCACCGTCTGCTCATAGGCAGGGAAGGTCACAACGCTTACATCGAACAGTTGAACCTCACGAAGTTCACGAACTGATCGATCATTGTTCCAGTTGTCCTTGACGGTTCGGAATGCAAAACTCATCTGCGATAGATCGCCACGCTTCATAGCCGACATGATTCTTGCGGCGTCAGGGTTCATTGGGTCAAGTTCTGCCTCGACACGCAAACCACGCTCATCTTCCTCTAGTGCAAGAGTTCCAGACTTAGAACGGGCAAGCGGTACACCTTCGTGATCGATCAGCAAACGAACATCTGCGCCATCGTTAAGTGTTTTGCTAAATGCTCCACGCTTTACAAACTCGGTAAATCCCATATATTCAGATGGTGAATCCCAAACCGCCGCATAACCAACTAAAGTTTTGCCTTCGTTCTCCGAACGAACTTCAAGATTTGAATACGCAATACTGCGCTTCTCATCAACTTCGGTTGCTATCCACTGCACAAGTTCGCTCATAACTTTTCACCTTACTATTCAGAATCTAATTTTTCAACGACACGGTTTGCATATTCCTGCGCTCTCCGTGCTGAAGCCTTACTTGCACCACCACCCCATAGCAACATTGCTACAAGTCCTGCTGTGATTTCGTCACCCTGTACCGCATCGAGATCAACAGTATGTCGAGCAATCCACGGCCCAATCTTGCGCCACTTCGCTTCTGTTACTTCACCTGCAGCCATTTTTCGTGCATCCTCAACCGTCTGCGGCTTTAGACCATCGCCAGAGAAACCTTGTGCGTGTAACGCTAAACCACGCTTTGCTGATGCCCGCATAAACGCTGGTGCGGAAAGATCAACAGCCCTGCGT